GCACCTGGACGCCAGCGCTTGCATTTGGCGGCGGTTCGACGGGCATGACTTATTCATACAGAGCCGGGCGGTATACCCGAATCGGAAACCGCGTTTTCACCGAAGCATATTTTCAGTTGTCCGCAAAAGGCAGCTCGACCGGCGTCGCCACAATCACCGGGATGCCATTTGCGTCAGACACAGCAGTAAGCCAAGCGTTTGCAATTCGTCCGGGCAGCATGGCGGCGACCATTGGCGACACTCACCTCGTCGCTGCATTCAGCAACAGCACCACCATCAGAATCGACAGGATGTCAGGGGGCAGCCCGACGCAGCTGGCCGATACAGATTTTAACGCCACGTCCTTTGTGGGCATTTCCGCGAATTACAAAGTGTGACCGTTAGCTCGGCGAGGCGCATCCGGTGATGCACGAACTTGAACACCTGCTGATTGCCCTTGCGGTGCAGGCTGTATTGGGTTGGCTGACCGGCAACTGGTGGATAGGCGCGGCGTTGATGTCAGGCGTTCTGATGGGCCGTGAACACGCGCAGGCCGAGTACAAATGGATTGAGCATTATGGCCAAGGCCGCCGTGCCAATCTGCCTTGGTGGGGTTGGGCTGACCGGCGGGTGTGGGATGTTCATTCTTGGTTTTGGAATTTATCATTGCCCATAGCGGCTGTGCTTCTAATGGCCGGAGTAATGTGAAATGACAATTATTGTCCCATCAACTTCGTTTACGACGTCAACGACAGCGGGCGACCAAATCAACGCCGCGTTGCGGTTGATTGGACAATTAGCTGAAGGCGAAGTGCCGTCTGCGGCTACCGCACAAGATGCGTTGACCGCCATGAATCAAATGATTGATTCGTGGAACACCGAGCGCCTTAGCGTGTTCTCAACGCAAGACCAAGTGTTTAGCTGGCCCCCGAACACTATCAGCCGCACGTTGGGCCCGTCTGGCGACTTTGTGGGCAACCGCCCTATCCTGCTTGATGATTCGACGTACTTTAAGGACGCTTCTACGGGCATTTCGTTCGGCATCAAAATCCTCAACCAGCAACAGTATAACGGCATCGCCGTTAAGACTGTGACCAGCACTTACCCGCAAGTCATCTGGGTTAACATGACATACCCCGACATTGAAATGTACATCTACCCCGTGCCCACACGGGTGCTGGAATGGCATTTTGTTTCAGTGGCTGAACTGCATCAAGCCGCGTCACTATCAACCGTGTTGGTGTTGCCGCCAGGTTATTTGCGGGCGTTCAAATACAATCTGGCGTGCGAATTGGCGCCGGAATTTGGCGTCGAACCGTCGCCTACCGTGTCGCGCATCGCCATGACCAGCAAACGTAATCTGAAGCGCATCAACAACCCAGATGACATCATGAGCTTGCCGTACAGCATCGTTGGCACCCGCCAGCGGTTTAACGTTTTTGCCGGCAACTACTAATGCAAATAGCACTTGATTACGATAAGACCTATACAGCAGATCCAGAACTTTGGGAAAAGTTTATCGGTCTTGCGCAGGCGCGTAATCATAGCGTTTGTGTTGTGACAATGAGATACCCTTACGAAAATATTAAAGGTCTTACTGTTCCTGTTGTATACACCAGCAGAGAAGCAAAAGTTAAGCATTTCATAGCAGACGTTTGGATTGATGATTCTCCAAATTGGATTTATCAGGATTCTATATAATGAAAATGCCAATTCTGGGGCAGGCGTATGTGGCTCGCAGCGTCAACGCTGCGGACAACCGCATGGTCAATCTGTACCCCGAGGCGACGCCCGAAAACGGCAAAGACGCTGGCTTTCTCAACCGCGCGCCTGGTCTGCGGCTGTTAGCGACGTTAGGGACTGGCCCTGTGCGCGGGCTGTGGCAATTTGGGGCGTACGGCTATGCGGTGTCCGGCAACACGCTGTACCGCGTGGACGCGGCGGGTACGGCGACGGTATTAGGCACGGTGTCTGGCAGTGGGCCGGTCAGCATGACCGACAATGGCACGCAGCTGTTCGTTGCGTGCAACCCGCTCAGCTACATCTACAACGCCAGCACCGGCGTGTTCGCGCAAATTACCGACCCTGACTTTCCCGGCGCGGTAACGGTGGGGTATTTGGACGGGTACTTCGTGTTCAACGAACCCAATTCGCAAAGGATTTGGGTCACTCAGTTGCTGGATGGAACGTCGGTAGATCCGTTGGATTTTGCTAGCGCCGAAGGTTCCCCTGACGGTCTGCTTGCCATTGCGATTGACCACCGCGAGGCGTGGCTGTTTGGCACCAACACCGTTGAGGTGTGGTACAACTCAGGCACGGCAGCGTTTCCGCTGGAGCGCATACAGGGCGCATTTAACGAGCTTGGTTGCGCGGCTCCGTATTCAGTAGCCAAGATGGACAATGGGCTATTCTGGTTGGGCTCCGACGCCCGTGGCAACGGTATGGTCTACCGGGCGAACGGTTACACCGGTCAACGGATTAGCACACACGCCATAGAGTTTGCCATTCAAAGCTACGCGACCATCTCCGACGCCATTGGCTACACTTACCAGCAGGACGGCCATTCGTTTTATGTGCTGATTTTTCCAACCGGCAACGCTACTTGGGTGTACGACGTTGCAACCGGCGCTTGGCATGAACGGGCCGCGTTCAGCAACGGCCAATTTACGCGGCATATCAGCAACTGCCAAATGAATTACAACAACGAAATCGTGGTGGGTGATTACGCCAACGGCAATATCTATGCGTTTGACCTTGATGTTTATGCGGACAACGGCGCGGTACAGCGTTGGCTTCGGTCGTGGCGAGCGCTGCCATCTGGGCAAAACAACCTAAAGCGAACGGCGCAGCACTCGCTACAGCTTGACTGCGAAACGGGCGTTGGCCTTAACACCGGGCAAGGCAGTGACCCTCAAGCCATGCTCCGTTGGTCTGACGATGGTGGTCACACCTGGTCAAACGAACATTGGACATCAATGGGCGCAATTGGGTCGTATGGCACGCGGGCCATTTGGCGCCGGTTAGGGATGACGGAAAAGATTCGAGACAGGGTTTACGAAGTGTCCGGCACCGACCCAGTAAAAGTAGCCATTATCGGCGCTGAATTGACCGTATCTGCAACTAATGGCTGACAATACCACTAATATCACACCACCACGCGTTCCATTTTTGGACGCGCGAAACGGTCAAATATCACGCGAGTGGTATCGATTCTTTCTGAACCTGTTCACCATTACCGGCAACGGAACCGGCGTTACGCCTATTGCAAATGGCGGAACAAACTCTACGTCTACGCCGCAATCCGGCGCCATAGCGTATGGTGACGGCGCGTCATATAGATTTACGACGGTTGGCTTGCCCGGACAAATATTGACCAGCAACGGCGCCGGTTCGCCGGGGTGGACTACGGCGACAGGGGGCTCTGTCACCAGCGTGGATGTATCTGGCGGCACCACCGGGTTTACGACGTCGGGCGGCCCCATAACATCGTCGGGCATTATTACGTTGGGCGGAACATTAGCAATCGCCAATGGCGGCACTAATTCATCCGCAACCCCTACTGCTGGGGCCGTCCCTTACGGCACCGGCACAACGTATGATTTTACTGCGGCTGGCACTGCGGGCCAGGTGCTGACCAGCGCAGGCGCCGGTACGCCTACTTGGGCCACGCCGACCACTGGCACGGTCACTAGCGTTGGGCAGACATTTACCGGTGGCCTTATATCGGTGGCCGGGTCGCCTGTTACCGGGTCTGGCACGCTGGCGTTAACGGTTGCGGGGACGTCAGGCGGCGTTCCGTACTTTTCATCCGCAAGTACTTGGGCATCATCGGCTGCGTTGGCGGCAAATGCTTTGGTCATCGGCGGCGGTGCTGGCGTAGCGCCTGCGACCACTACAACGGGCACCGGCGTTGTCACGGCGTTGGGCGTCAACACTGGAACTGCCGGCGCGTTTGTTGTTAATGGCGGCGCGTTGGGCACGCCGAGCAGCGGCACGGTGACTAACCTGACCGGTACGGCGTCTATCAACATCAACGGCACTGTAGGTGCTACAACACCTACCACCGGCGTTTTTACTACACTGGTTGCTAATACCAGCGCGGGCGTAGGTACTATCGCACCAGCAGGCAGCAATTTTTACAACGCTAAAAACATTACTGGCGCTACAAGTGCGTACGGTAACTTCACTAGCGCAACTATTCAAAGTGATGTAACTGCAAATGCTAGGGGCTATACAAGTTTTCTGGGAACCGCCGCCGCATCGTTTTCTACGGCGATTCAACATTTTTACGCCGGTCAAGGCACTATTGGCGCGGGTTCCACGGTAAATAGTCAAATTGGGTATTATTCAGAAACCAACTTACTTGGCGCTACCAATAACTACGGATTTGTAGCCGGTAACACCGCTGCGGTAACCGCTGGGAAAACTGCTTATGGGTTCTTCTCTAGCGTCAACACTGCTACCGGCGGTGGTACAGCTTGGGGCTTTTTTGCCAATGGCACGGCCAATAATTATTTTGGCGGCAATGTTGGCATTAGCCGAACTCCGACGACCAACTTGGATGTCAACGGCTCGATTGCTTTTCGAGCGCCCAGCCTAACCAATGCGGCCACCTACACGGTAGCGACCACCGACGTATCGCTGCGATTCACGACCACGGCCTGCACGGTCACCTTGCCAGCCGCCGCAAGTTTTACAGGCCGCGTTTTGTATTTGAACAACGTCACCGCGATTGCGGTAACTTCTGCGTCATCCAACGTCATTCCCTTGGGGTCCAACACGGCGGGCACAGCAATTCTTGCGGCGACCGCCGGTAAATTTGCTATGATTCAGTCCGATGGGACCAACTGGATTACAATGATGGCTAACTAAGCCTTCGGAGATTGTCA